GCTTTTGGTCTGTGAAACCTTTTACCACCAGTTACTTCTGAGAAAGAAAACCTTGCAAGTGGTAAAGCGACTAAAGTTTTGTTGAGTCTTTCTTGTACGGCACGACTCCAAAATGCCTTACTAAAGTTTGTTAATGAATTAGCCATTGTTTTTTTGTTTTTTAAGTGTAAATAAGTGTAAATGAATTACTGGTTATCAGTATAATACTTTTTTGTTTCTCAAGTATGATTGATTTTTTCGAATTCTTCTGATGACATACTCATAATCTCCTCATCAGTATAATTTGTTTTTTTTGTCAAATTCGCAGGCACACCTTGTAATCAAGTATTACCTAATAACTGATTTTTTTTTGCCTCATCTAATAAAACAGTTGGATCTTTATCAGCCATTACAAGTTTATAAGCTTGATCTCTATCAAGTCATTTTCCTACAAATGCCTCTATCTCTTCCTTATGTTCAGATGCAATTTTATTTGTTTCATAAAACTTTACTGCTCATAGTGAGTCGGATATCATTTTGTCAATGTCTTCTCTTTTTACGGAGTTTTTAATAGAGTTTTGCTCATTTGCCTTTGATGACTTATAACGATTTTTTCGTTTATCAATTTCGGACTTTTGCTGTTCGTAGAGTGTTTTGTAGTCTTTTTCTCACTCTTCTCTTTCTCCGTTTTCTCCGTTTTCTCGCTCCTCTTCATTTTCTTTTTGTTCTTCTTGTTCTTCAAGAGTTTCATTTAATAAGTTTAATAAATTCATCTCTTTCGCTTTTGTTGTTTTCATTGTCTGTTTTTAGTTGTAAATGGCGGAACTACCGCATAGGGTGATATTAAGCTTCAATCACATAGCAATATATGTATTTATAACATATCGTTGTTTAATAGCAGTTTAGTTTGCTCCTCTACTGCTTTTTCTAAATCTTTGTCAAATGTCAAAGACTGGGCTGGATTTACATCAAGACTATCTGCAAATTCTTTTATTTGAACTTCAAGTATCTTGAATACCAGTTTCAAGACATCGTTCCAAGTATATTTTGGATCGTTGTCGTTATTTTTCATTATTTCTAATATTATTTCTTTTTGATAGTTGGAAACTCTATCAAGAAACATCTTATAATAAGGTGTTTGGTTAAAGTCTACAACTATATCTTTCTTTCTCATTTATTGTTTGTTTATTATTTATTATTATTATTTCTTGATAAGACTGATGAGTCGGATTGTTGTCATAGCTGACTCATAAGTATATTTGAACTACTATTCGCCATCTGCTCAAAGTTTTTTGTTTGTGCCTGTTGTCAAGTTGCTAATAAGTATTGTTCTAATATGTTTAATACCTTTGTTTTTGCTTCTGTGTCGTCTGCTTTTTGGAAATATATCCAATATGTTTGATAATCGTCATTTATAGAAGTAAATAAGGATTTTGGGACTATATTTTTATTTATAAAATACTCTACATATTGTCTTGCCTTCCTTTCTGTCGGTGTGAGAAAGTAGACACTGTTAATCATATTTTGAGGCATTCAATTAAGTTTAGCAGTAAGTCTATTCACTAATAATTTACTTACCTGTGGGATATTTGGATCGCTATTGATAATTGGTTGCACGGCATTCCAATACATCCTTTGTTTCTCATTGATCGCATCTAAATCAGATGCACTTCACACTACTATATAAGGGTTTTGTTTTGTATTGAATTGGTCTTTTTTCACTGCTATACTTCTAAACTCAAAGTCTTGGTTCATCAATATAAGCTTTTCATCTGACTGTGAAAAAAACTCTTGATAAGTTCTCCATCGTAGAAATCGGAAATCATACTCTCATCGTAAATATGTTTTGTGATTTAGTGATTGAAACATATTTGCATTCGCTTGAACGGATTGTTGTTCTGCCTTTGTCATTGTCTTATCGGGGACAATTCACATCTGCATTTGGTCTATTTTTGTATCTTGTCTTGCCTCGTTATCTAATATACTCGCAAGTGTAAGGACGTCTTGTTTGATTGGTGATGATGGTAGTTCCATCATAGCATTACCAAGAGACTCGTTATTTAATAAGTCGTTAGTAAATATATATTGTGGTCAAGTAGACGGTTTTAGTAGGTCGTTTTTATTTTTTATTAGTCTACTATTCACTAAAAATTTTCATCAAAAAGCTTCTTTATTCGCTTTGATGAGACTTGCATTATATAGTATTGTTTTTGCTTCCTCTTTATCTTCTAATTGGTCAGGTATTGATACTCAAAATGGATTTCATCTTTCAGGCTTATAAAAGTAAAAAGAAAATGGTCGTGGTATAAGACTTGGATTTTTTTTCTCGTCTTTGGTTACTGCCTCTATTGTTTTGTTTCTCAATAGTATCTTTTTTGTATTGCTATCTACCGTTATTATTGTTTTTCTACCATCTACGATTGTAAAGTGGTGATATATCTGTATTGAACAATTTAATAATAAGTTATCTACTACATAATTGGTATTATTACTTATACTTATTGCTTGTTGATATAGTTTTGTGTCTCAATCTATTGCTCATCTCAATATCTTTTTTAGTGCTTCTTTGTCATATTGTGGATCGTTTTTAAGGTCAAACAGATTTGCTACCATCTCAAATCAAAAGAATTTGTAGTTGTTCACTGTATAAGTAGATAACATTGTCGGTGTTGGATCATATATAGCCGTGATAGGATTGACTGCATAAAATATAGGTGTCATCCTTGTTGTATCCATTCAGTGTTTGTATTTTATACCAAGTCAGAAGAAATACCTATCTCGTTCTACTTGATAATCTAATTGCTGATAATCTCTTTCTGTATAATCAAATTTAGCCATATAATTAAGTGTTTCAGCTTGTTCACTTTCCATCATCATATCTCTTGATATGAATTTCACTCTTGGCTCTGTTGTATATGATCAAGCAATCAATGTATCTATAATGTTTGAGATCATATTAAAATTCACCATTCAAGATGTTTTATTCTGTTTGAGATGTCTTTCTAATCTTTTGATTACTTGACTTTTCTTAGGTCTTATGTAATCAAGTCCGATTTCGTATTCTTGTTTTACTTGTTGTATTATGTCTGTCATTTATCTTATTATCTATCTTATCATAATAAAAATGAGTTAATATCTACATTATATATACCTTCGTCTCACTCACTGCTCACAAGTTCGTAATACATTCTCATCATTATGCTATCTGCTATATCAGGACTTCTTCATAATCTTTTTTTCATTTCTTCTTTACTTTCTAATTGTGTTTTCTGATCTTTGTCTGCATTTTTGATTTTTATGTTTGATAACTCTTGTGATAGTTTTTCTCTTGCGTCTCAATCTGCAACTACTCTTACGAGTCTCTTTTCCATCAGATCTCTCAACTTATAATAGCATTGTGTTTTCAAATTGATAAAGTTATGATCAGTTGCTCTTGCATTATTTACGAAGTTATAACATCATCTCAATTGATCGGCTACTCATCATCATACTCAATCAGTATCTATTATTATGTTTCTTCTTGGTATTCATAAAGATATTTCAAGATCTTTTATGAGTTCTACTGTTTGATCGGTTGTGTATCAGTTATGCTTTATTATCTCTCAACACTCTAATCACTCTCGTAAAGTTATGACTGTATTATCACTTCATAATCTTGCAACATCTACTGACATATATCTTATGTCTGATTTTATAACTACGGATGAAAATAAATCAAGTATTTCGTCATATCTAAATAGTGATCAACTTTGATCATCATATTCAAAATTACCATAGAGGAGTCTTTGTTTAGTTATCTCATCGGTCTTTTTGAGTTGTTCTATATATACTTGTTCTATGTGTGGATTGTCAGTTGCAAGTGCTGGGACGAATTGTCTGTAATTAGGTAAAGTGTTTGTTTTGTATGGCTTGTAATATCTATTATATACGTGTCATTTATCGGGATTAAAAGTTTCCAGTATCTTTGGTGCTATTTTGTATTTGGTATTGTATTGTCTTCATACTCTTGTGCTTAATATCGTGATACATTGTTGTTCTATCTCGTTGCTCTCATCTATAAATCATCAAGTAAGTTCAAGAGATCAAAACCTTGTGTATAATGGATCACTTGGTTTATACGCAAGATCAAGAAGTAATATCTCACTTCAATTATTAAATCTTATGATATTATCTTGACTATTTAATACTCACTGACTTATCTCTGGTATTTTATATTCTGACATGAGTTTATAATAAGTTGCAAGAGTTGTTTTTTTTAAATTGGTTAATTCTTTTCTACCAAAAAACCGCCTTGTTTTGGGATATTGCAAAGCGGACATCCATATTCGGAAAACTCATAAAAAACTCTTGCCTCATCAAGCTCATCATCAATATCATATTTCTGTAGTGATATTGTCTGTCAGATATCAGAGTGCTATTCATTTGTTTTGTATGGCTTGTAATATCTATTATATACGTGTCATTTATCNNCAGGAGTGTTCTATCTCGCTTCTATCTCTGTATCAATGTTGCGGTTGTTTTAATCTGAAAATCGATACAGAGGCATTTAGCACATTTTTAGTGGCTCATTTCAACAAATAGCTCTCTTGTTTTTTGATTGCCCTGCTTCTAAGACCGGCGAACTCTGTGTGATCATAGATGTAATCATCATTTAGAAATCGGTATTCACCTGTCTTTAGTTTTATCTTTGGATATTTAGCAACAAATCAAACAACTGTCGGATCTTCTTCTTGCTCAATATATTGCTCAAAGTCTATCTCTATTTGCTTGATTTGTTCGTCTGTTAATATTCAAGGTCTTCCTATTTTTTTAGCTTCGCCTTTTTTTCTTTTCGGCATTTTATTTTTTATTTATTGATTATTTACTGACTACTTACTAATCTTATCCACTAACATTTCTTTACTCCATCAAGGAAATGGTTTTTTATTAAACTTCTCTATATATTCTTCTCTTAATTCCTCTATTGTTTTTTCTATTGGTTTTTCTATTGTTTTTTCTATTGGTTGTTTTA